CACCAGCTCACGTAGGTCCATGTAGACATGTACCAGAAACGGTTCCGGCACGTGTCAACGCGTGCCTTAAAAACACTTCCAAAACTTCCTCCCACATGTCTTTTTTAGGGCCATACTTTGCAGAAGGGACACTCGGTGAGGTAGCAGCAATAGGTACAACAGCAGGAGCCGTTACTGACGCAATATACCAAGGTACGTCGCGTATGACCAAGTTTTTAACTCCACCAAGGCCAAGTAGCAAGAGATTGAGAGCAGTTTCTCCAAAGATGCAGACGGGTACACCTGAGCCTGCGCATACCATTATGCCGAGAGGAATCTCGACACATATGAGAAAAAGCGCATACCATCGAAATCTAGGTCGACGTGTTGGCAAATATTCTACAAGAAGGACTCTTTATACTGGCTTCAAGAATGATTTGGTATCCAAGAAGACATACTGGTCCCGGTTGATTCGAATCCCGCATTATGGCGCTGGACAAGAGGAGCACATTAAATATCGCAGGGGTGCTTATTGTAATGTTCGCGGGGTGAAAATCAATTATTGGTTTTCCATGGACGCGAACACCCAATACCCCGTCCAAGTACGTTGGGCTATTATCAACCCCAAAGTAAATGAAGGGACGGATTTGACTCTTGTTACAAATCCAGAAAATTTCTTCATATCCAAAGACCCTACCACCGAGCAATCTGAAAATTTTCCGACAACTGGCAACTACTTCAAGTACATGAATCGCAAGATCAATCGTGAACTCTACGGAGTACTTAAGGAAGGAACGTTCACAATGAGTATTGATCCGGCGGCGGCTGTTCCAAACCCAGGTGTTGTTTATAGACCTGGCTCTGCTGTGAAGAAAATAGCCTTGTATGTGCCAGTGAATAGACAAATGAAATGGAACAACGTGGTTGCTGGTGACGCCAATGGTTACCCAGAACAAAATTTGTATTTTGTTTGGTGGTACGACACTGCCGCAAATGACAACACAAATCCCTCTGCAAGTCCTTTGGTACAGGAATTTCACGAAAAGACCATTTATTTCAAAAACTCACAAATGTTCGCTTAGATGCCTTTTGTTATGAGCAACAGACTTTATGCACGTCGTAGGATGGCGTACCGTAGAGCATATGCTCGTCGTTACGGGACTAGTGCTCGTCGTCACGGTTGGCGTCGTGGCTGGACTAGGAACTACGCTGCTTATGCTGGGCGGATTCCTATTCGTCGTGGAAGGCGTATGGTCGGCTGGCGTTGATCACACACACACAGGTGCCTCCGGCGAGCTCTGCGAGGCGGGTTAATGTTTACATGTATACTAATATTATTAGACTTGTCGAATATGAGTCACGCGAAATCTGTCACGACTTAGTTTTGTTCGATCAGGTTCCTCGTTACAGAAAACGACAACATGGGGAATGTGATGCAGAACTTTCATTCGAGACTCATACTTAGGGGAAAAGACCAATCGGTTCTTAAGCTGTTCCAAGACAGCGTACTGCATGAACTCCATTCCTCCTCTTGGGACATCGAAAAAGAAAATCTTTTTGGCAGGATCAATTGCATGCGCCAGGTCATCCCTTTTACCAATCGAAAGCATTTGCACATCGTCAGGACGCTCCGTCATTAAATATCGAATGAACCAACTCTTTCCGCTATTACCATTTTCGTCTACGACAAACATTACATCGCGGTCATTTGGGGGGGCTGACAGGCGGGTGTTGAGGTCCTCTTGCCAGGGTCTCAAGGTTCCCTGAACAAGCGTCGGGTGGGGACTGAATAAGTCGAGAAAGGAAATGCAGGCAGATCGATATCGACCCCAGAGCGAGGGGAACTCTTCGGCGACTTCACGGTCAGTGGGTCTATGGTCCTGTTCTTTGATCCACTCTTTGAGTTCGTCAAAATCTGTCCTTTGACCTTGTTTCTTGGTGGGAAGTTCGCCATATTCATCGTAGTCTCCATCTTTTTTACAGTAGTCGGAGGCTTGCTTGGGAGTAGATCGGGGACTTTTCTTCTCCCAATGAGCACGTTCAAGTCCGGCAAGTTGGCGGACATAAGAGAATCTCTTCTTCTCTTTGAGAATCAGATACCCTTGTAGATGAGGAGTGTTATTGTTACCGCGTTCTCGACCAAAACACAGATAATCAAAATTACCAGCAGAATCAACGATTGCCGTGAGTTCAGCGGGGGTGTAGTTGTTGAGAGTGAAGCACCACTGTTTGGCTGGAGCATCGCGGGGCATTGTAAATTCCGGTTCCGTAATTTATGGGATCCGGTTCCGGAGGTGAGCTGGGTAATACTA